GCGTCACCTAAGATTTATATTACAAACCTTAATGAAATAAGTGCTTTATCTATGAATCTTTCATTTTTACTGTTTTATGTATTATTCAGTGTATTCTATAGTTTTGTAACAGCGTATGCGTGGGGAAGATACTTTAATATGGTTGTTTTAAAATTAGTGAATAAAGTGAGAGTCCAACGTAAGGTGTCAGTACTTTCAGAGGAAACCAGTGTTTGGGATGCGTTTTTTATTAGTTTAGAAAAAGAGGAAGAGCAGGCTCTAATTGTAGAAATGTATAAAATAGATAAACCTGATGAAAAAATATATGGAGCAGTAATAAGGACGTCCCGCCCTTACGAGACGGAACGATCCCTTGTTTTAGACCAATCGGAGCAATGGAAAAAATCTCATGAGTATTATCAATATCCAGTCAAACGAAGTTATGTAGACGTAAAATCTGGAATGATAGTGAATGAGTTAGACCATTTAAACCCACAAATCCCATTTAATCGCGAGGGGGAGGAGTAGGAGCCTCGAAGGTTGGTCTCTTTACGGAACTATCTGGTAATTTGATAGGTTGTCCAGATGGTTTTGAAGAACCTGACATGTTTTGCACCCCCTTCCTTGAGGGATATATTCAATATTAAATGAATTTAATAAATAATTAAATATGTTTATTTGAATGAGAGAAGCTGATTAATTTGCTTCTCTTTTTATTTTGAGGAGATGATTAGTGTGAAGCGAATAGTAGACCAAGTAATTTATGAAAAGCATGTTAGCCAAGAAAATAAAAACCTAGTCAAAGATTTTCTAATCGAAAAGAAAGCACAAGGAAAAGCGGCAAGCACTTTACAGCAATATCATTGGGACTTACGAATTATTTTGTTTCTAATACATCAACACTTCGAAAATAAAAAACTTATTGACCTAACACGTAAAGACATTCGGAATTTATCTATTATTTTTCAAGAGATGGAAATGTCTAATGCTCGTGTAAATGGGTTAATGAGTGCGTTAAGATCCACATTAGAATTTTGTGCGGATGATGACGACTATGATTATGAATTTAATGTAGGTTCACGAGTCCGCGGATTACCTAAAAATCCAGTCAGAGAAATTACTTTTATTAGTGAAGAACAAATTGAGTGGTTAATCGACGAATTGCTTAAACAAGAAAAATATATATTAGCGACTTATTTGGCACTTTCTTACTACAGTGCAGCAAGGAAGAATGAAGTTTACCAAGTTCAAAAAGAAGAACTAACAGAACGTTATTTTACGAATGTAGTACGTGGTAAGCGAGGTAAGAAATTCAGATTGTATTATAATCCCCGAGTACAGAAATGTATTCGTTTATATATAAATCAACGAGGTAAAGATACTATTCCAGATCTGTTTGTAAGAGTTTATAAGAATGGTGAACGAAGAACGTTAAATAAGAGCGTATTTAATTATTGGTGCAAGATATTTGCTAAGATGCTGTACGAAAAAGAAGGGAAGGAATTTAAAATTAATCCTCATTGTTTCCGTCATAGCAGATTAGATAATTTGAAAGTACAAGGTGTTCCACTAGAAAAATTAAAATCACTGGCTAACCATTCTGATATTTCTACAACTGAATCTTATTTGAAAGACAGAAGTGAAGAAGATATTGCTGAGATATTTGGAATGGATTCAAGTTGCTTTGCAGCATAAAAAGGAGTGAAGAAATGACAATTGAAATTGGTTTACTTATTGCAGTGTTATCACTTGCCGTTAGCTATTTGGGCTATTCATTGAATAGAACAAAGTCTGTAAAGTCTGATGGACAAGAAAGTGCAGAAATGAGAGCAGAATTAGGGTATATCAGGAAAGGAGTTGATGATATTCGGATTGATCAAAAGGCAAGTGAAAAACAAATGATTTTATTTGGAGAAAGAATTACAAGAGTAGAGGAAAGTTCTAAACAAGCACACAAACGCATTGACACTTTAGAAAAGGAGATAAATTAATTATGACAAAAGAGAATATTAAAAAACGATTCCGCAACTGGAAAACATGGGTTGCGTTTTTTTCTTTGCTTGGATTTTTGTTTACAAAGTTTGGTGTTCCAGAAGCTAAGAGCTTTTTGGATGAATTAGCACCTTATTTGCTGTCAGTTGGTATTGCATTAGGTATTTGGTCTGATCATGATGTAAATAGCGAAGGAGACGATAAATAATGGGTTACACTGTAGATATTTCAAAATGGAACGGTAATATTAATTGGCCTGTAGCAAAGCAATACTTAGATTTTGTTATTGCTCGTGTACAAGATGGTTCGAATTATGTAGATCCTTTATACAAAGGTTATGTACAAGCTATGAAGCAACATGGTGTCCCTTTTGGTAACTATGCATTCTGTCGTTTTGTTTCTGAAAATGATGCGCGTATAGAAGCTCGTGACTTCTGGAACCGTGGAGATAAGAGCGCAACAGTCTGGGTGGCTGATGTAGAAGTAAAAACAATGGATGATATGAGAGCAGGGACACAAGCGTTTATCGATGAATTGCGCCGATTAGGAGCTAAAAAAGTAGGTTTATATGTTGGCCATCATATGTACGCTCCTTTTGGTATGGCGAATGTAAAAGCTGATTTTGTATGGATTCCACGATATGGCGGTAATAAACCAGCATATCCATGCGATATTTGGCAATATACTGAAACAGGAAATGTTCCTGGTATCGGCAAATGTGATTTGAATGAATTAATTGGAAGTAAACCTTTATCTTGGTTTACAGAAAAAGAACGACCAGAACAAGCAGTTTCAAATGTTGGCTATCAATACGTTAAATCTGGTGGTTTTGGTATTTCATTGGTTCAGGAAGTCGTAAATGCTATGAATGAGCGTGGAACTAAAGGGAAGGTTGTCTCTGATCCATTAACTGGTTTAGCTTACTTACAAACTGAAGTACTACCTAATGGCGAGCTTGATAAGATTACAGCTTGGATGGATGAAAGAAACTGGTGGTACGAGTACATTAAAAAATAAAACAAAAGAATAGTTTGATTAACAAAAAAGCCGTCATGTGACGGCTTTTTTTATTGTTCAATTACTGTTGCACTAATTTTAGGCATTCCTGTTTTATCTTTTTCATCATAGGCGCCATAAATCGTTACTGTTGCACCTTTAGATATTTTTAGCCCGCTTTTGAGTGTTATTTCATTTTCATTTGATTGCACACCACTTTGTGCAATTTGAATAGTGTACATACCTTTTCCATCATTTTCATTTGTACTTAAGACAAAAGAAGGTAACGCTGAAGATTTTAATAATAAATCTACCGTTCCCGTAGCTTTAAGCCTTTTTCCTTTTTCGTATTGACCTCCATTTGCTTTAACAAAACTAACTTCTTCAGCATCTTGCTTTATCTTCTTATTTAATTCATCCTGAGATGTTAAATCTTTTTTAGTTTCTGGTTGGGATTTGACGTTTGCTTTTTCGCTTGATTCACTTTGTTTAGAAGAATCACAAGCTGTGAGACCTAACAATAAGGTACTTCCAATGCAAATACCTATAAGTTTTTTATACATTTTCATTATCCCCCTCTATATCCTCTATCCAAATTTCTTCCATGTGTAATTTTAATTCTTTTGCAATTTTGTAAGCCGTAAGAAAACTAGGGAGCGTCGTATTATTAACAAGTGAGCTCATTGTAGTTTGACTAATTCCAATAAGTTTTGAAAATTCCTTTTGACGTATTTCCCTTTCAGCAAAAATAATACGAAGTTTACATTTTAATCGCACAATATCACCTCTTTAATTATATACAATTCGCATATGGAAATGTGTCCTCCTTTAATTTAATCAACGAATATTTAGAAAAATTTAAATGGACAGGCAATATAGCCCCTTCTAAGTCATATACCTATATCAAGACCACGAGGAACACCAAGTGGGATCGAGGACAACAAGAGGGGAGAGGGCGCGCATGCGTTGGCAATATTCACACTTAAATGAAACGCCTTACCTGTATCCATCAAAAGAATTAAGAAGTATGTATAGAAATTCCGATGGCAAGAAAGAAACAAATGCAATTATGGACCACATGGAAAGACATGAGGTTTTTGATAATCGTGAGTACAGAGGTTATTACCGTTTGTCAAAAGATATAATGGATGATTTATATGAAGATGAGGATGAAGTGCTTGAGTGGGGAGATGTCATTAATGAGTATCAACCGGTTATGACACCGAAGGGATTACAACTCATTCGAAAAGAGGGATTCAAATGACAATCGTAGGAGAAGCAGTAGTAGTATGGACGGCAACAGGCTTGTCAGTTATTACGATGAAGGTTGCAAAGAAAATGGGTCAGAGTGTTCCATATTGGCTTCCACGTATGACCATGTACACAACGCTCACAGGCTCGTTCTTGTATCTTCTACGATATGTTCTCTTTGCGTTTCTATAAAGGAAGAGAGTTATGGAATTTGAGTCGCTAGGGCTAACAACGAAACTCCCTTGTACGAACGATGTTTACTTGCGAGGGAGTTTTATACCCAATTAAGGGTATAAAAAGGGGGAGAAAAATGATCGAATTATTATTGGTGCCAGCTGCAGGTTTAACAGTCGCATTGTTCGGTGATAAGTTCAAACGTAAAGATGATGATAAGCGAAAGATACAAGTGTTCTTTGAGGTATCTGGAATTGCTATAAAGAGAGAAGACAAATTGCATTATCCGAAGTTTCAAAAGCAAGTCGATGATGATCGAAGCACAACTTTTATTTATACCTTGCCCGTTGGAATGCCAAGTAAAATTATTCAAAAGGTCGAGGATGTTGTAAGTGAAGGATTAAATAAGCCTGTTCGAATTCAATATGATAATTACAGATTGAATATTCGTGTATTCCATAAAGAAATACCGAAGAAATGGGATTGGTCTACACGATTAGTGACAAAAGGAAAATGGCGTGTACCGATTGGCCAGAGTTTAGAAAGGATTATGTATCATGATTTCGATGAAACGCCACATATGGCAATTGGCGGGTTAATCCGTATGGGGAAAACAGTGTTTTTAAAGAATATGTTTACTACCTTATCATTAGCTAATCCTGATCATGCACATTTTTATTTAATTGATCTGAAAGAAGAAGGATTGGAGTTTAGTGAATATAAAAAACTGCAGCAAGTTGAAATGATAGCAGAAACACCGCAACAAGCGCATGCGATGTTAATAAAAGTCATGGAGAAGATGAGTGAGCGCGGAAAGTTCATGAAAGAGCGCGGCATTAAGAATATTGTTCATACAAAAGAAAGAAATCGGTATTTTATCGTTATCGATGAAGGTGCGGTATTAGCTCCAGCAAAAGGATTACCAAAACCGCATAATCAAATGTTAGAAGAGTGTCAATATATGATCAGTCATATTGCGCGAGTAGGTGGAGCGCTAGGTTTTCGAATTGTTTTTTGTACGCAATATCCAACTAGTGATTCGTTGCCAAGAGTCGTGAAGCAGATGTCTAATGCCAAACTAGGATTTAGATTACCTACACGTACCGCATCTGAAGTTGTAATTGATCAGCCGGGATTAGAAGTATTGCCATCCATTCCAGGAAGGGCCATTTACATGAAAGACACCTTCACTGAGTTACAAGTACCTTTTATTGAAGATGAGATTATGTGGAAACATCTTAGAGAATATGAGGTGGAGAAGGATGAGTACATTGAAACAATTGAAGAAAGAACGTCAGATGATGATACTTGCGACGATTAGAAAGCTGCAGTTTGCCACCAGACGGCATTTAATGTGTGTGCATAATATGGGTGGTATACGGAATGCAAATCGTATTATGAAAGACTTAACGCCTTTTATTAGTCGTGTTACTTACTATAAAGAATATGTTTACTACTTAAATAAAGAAGGGCATGCATTACTAGGGGAAGGAAAGGTTGTTTCTAGAAATAGAATGGAGCATGCGATATTGAGAAATGAAGCGTGGCTGCATTTATTTTGTCCTGATGATTGGCAAATAGAAACAGAAATAAAATATAGAAAAAATGGTGAGAAAAAAAGAATTATTCCTGATGTGAAGTTTCGTGATGAGGAAAGTATACTTCATGCAGTTGAAATAGATCGCTCACAGAAAATGAAAGTGAATGAAGAAAAGTTGAAAAAATATGAAGAACTCACACAAATTTATAAACAAAAGCATAACGGGAAAGTACCAGTTATTCATTTCTTTACAGTGACAAAATACAGAGAAACGAAACTGGAAGAGTTGGCAGCTAAATATGATGTTTTTGTGAAGGTTTATGTAATAGAAGAATTTTAA